CGACCGCATCGTCTGGCCGTAGACGATCCCGCTCTCCTCATCCAGTCCGTAGTCCGTGAAGAAGTCGGTGAACCCGTCGAGCAGGAACGCGCCCTGTCGGACGTCGCGCCCGGCCACGCGCGCGAGATAGCGGCTCGGCGCGTTCTTCACGGTCGACCCTGCGAATCCCGCGACGAGGCTGACCTGCGCCGCCAGTTCCGTGATCGCGTCGTAGGTGTCGAGCGAGAGCGCCGTGCGCGTCTCGACTCCCGCGCTCGTCCTGCGCGTCAACTGGAGCTCCCCGTTCGCGACCGACACCGCTGCGAGCGTGTCCGTCCCGTCCGTCGAGGACACGGACAGAACGCTTTCCTTGGTCACCGAGCAGAAGTAGACCGCCTGCACTGGCGGGTTCTTGAGAACGATCCTGTCCGCGCCGCCGTCGCGGAACTCGTAGTAGCGCGAAGCCTTGAACGTCCGGCCGCAGTGGCGGTCGACCCACGCGCTCGCGCGGTCGATGCACTGCTCGAGGATCGCGTCCGACGCCGCGCCCGTGATGCCGAGGAACGACTTCGCGTCAGGAAGCGTCGTGTGTGCCGTCGCGGATACCGCCATCGTGTCTCCTTCCCCTCTTCTTCGGCCTGACGCTCGGCGTGGTGGAATCCACGAACAGCGGCGCAGGCTCGGCCGCGCGCATCGCCAGCCCGCGAGATACGAGCATCTGCGCGACCGTCTCCGTCGCGCTCACCACCGCGCCCGGGCGAAGCACGCGCCGCCCGACGCTCGGATCGGGCACCGCGCAGTTCTTGAGGACGATCAGAAGTTCTTGCATTCGGCTGGCCTCCCGTCGTCCTGGTACTTGGTGACGTACTGGTGGATCGTCCGCAGGTCTTCGCCCGGCCACGTCACGATCAACTGAAGATGGCCGATGCGGACGCGCGGCGTGACGCACAGGCGATTGCCCGACTCGGCGAACCGCTTCCAGAAGTAGATGTCATCGTCGGTCTTCTCGCCCGTCCAGCCACCCTCCGCGTTCGGGACGCCAAGGAACCAAGGCTTGGCCATCCGTCGCAGCGCGTCGGTGCGGATGAACGTGAGGCCGAAGTGCCCCGTCTCGCATGGGATCACCTGCCTGCGGAACTCCGTTGCCTCCACCCGCGTCATCCTCTTCCCGTCGCCGTCGACCATCGACAGAAGGCAGTGCTCGCGGTCGCGGCCGATCTGGAGCGGGAACAGCGCGTCCACGTCGGGATTCTGCTCCATGATCTGCCACATACGGACGATGTCCTCCGCGTCGAAGATCGAGTCGTAGTCGATCGTCAGGATGTACTTGCGCTTGTCGTCGGCGCAAATCTGCTCCATCATGCGCTGGAGCACCTGCCCCCAGAACACGCCAACGCCCTTCACGAAGTCGATGCCGAGCTTGGCGCACGCGAGGTGCGTCGCGCCCATCGTGTCGGTCCACGCGATGCGCGGCATGGACATGAGCGCCTGAACCTCGGTCATCGGTAACTTGGGGATCGGAGTCTTGACGCGGCGCGCAACGACGCGCAGCCAGTCGCCGTCCTCCCAGCGCGTCCCGTTGACGCCGCCCGCGATCTCCCACCCGGCGAGGCTCAAGACCTTCGCGAGCTTCTCGCGGTTCCAAATGGAGCGGTACTTGCCGCGCGCGAGGCAGATTTCCTCGACGCTCCCCGTCCCATCCTCGTAAGCCTTGACCGCCGCGTCGAAGTTCGGCACGTCGAAACGCGCCTCATCTCCATCCACCGACCGCGCCGCCGCGACCTCCTCGCCACTGACGGCCATCGCCAGAATATCGTTCGCATCCTTCATGGGTTCGCCTCCTGCCGTATGTATCGGCAGCAGCAGAATAGCGGCCCTGCGCGCTCGCGCGCGCAAGGCCGCCGGATGCGAAATGCCTTGGCGTCAGACCTGCGCGACGAATGCAGCGCCGATCTCGGACGCGGTCGTGCAGCCGTCCGCGGGGAGGCTGAGTTCCGCCATGATGATCGCCTCGGTGGTCGCGTGCGGCGTGAACAGGACGTTCAAGTACCGCTTGCGGCCGCGAAGATCGACGTCGTACACGATCTTGGCGAGCGCCGTGCTCTGCGTGGTGGTCACGGGCGTGAAGCCAGTGCCAGCCTGCGTCGCGGCGATGCTCGTCCAGTTGGTGCTGTTGTCGTCGTTCTCGCGGACCACGTTGTTCGTGGCGACCGTCGAGACGCCAGCGCTGGTGTTTCCGATGCAGTAGAGACGCGCGAAGGCGAATCCACGGGTGTCGATCGTCGCCGTGAGCTGGGACGCGTTGGTCGCGCTGATGGCTCCGATGACGAACTTGCTGTTCTGTCGCATTGTCGAGGTTCCTTCCTGTTGGCTGCCAGAGGGGGTCGGCGGATCGCTCCACCGACCCCCGGAGCAGGGGATTCAGTTTATCAGAGCGTCATCTTGACCATCGCGCCCGAGGCGGTCGAGCCGCCCACGTTCGCGCAAACGATGTCGAACCGCTCGGTGCCGCGGACCGCGATCTCGTCCTGCTCGAACGCGTTGAGCGCCGAGTCGGAGAACGCGATCGAGTTGGCCCGGCGGTCGCCGAAGTACGCGGCCTGACGGAGGTCGCCGATGTACGCGAAGGTCGCGCCGCCAGACTCGCTGACGGGGATGACCTGCGCGAACTCGACCGGGTAGCCGAACCAGCGCGGAGCAGTCAGTCCGTTCGCGAACTCCGCGGCGGTCACGCCGCCAGCGGCGAGGGCGAGCCGCTCAAAGATCGCGTGATACGCGTTCTTGGAGCAGTAGACCTTGATGTTGTTGCGCTGCGCCGCCCAAGCGGGGAGCTTGCGGAGGCCCGCCGCGAGTTCGGCCGCGGTGACGCCCGCGTAGGTCGTCTGGCCGCCGTCCGACACCTGATAGGTGGCGTCGGTCAGCGCGTTCGCGAGGCCGACGATGCCGCCGTAGGTCGACGTGCCGTCGCCGTTGAAGCCGCAGTCGTCCTCCTTAAAGCTGAACGCGTACGCGATCTCACCTGCGATGTCGTCGCCGATGTTGATGACCGCATCCTCGTTCAGTTCGTTCGACACGGTCGTGAGCACGCCGAGCTTCTTCGCGGTGAGCTGCACCGAGTCGAAGACCTGCTGGCTCTCGGTGATGGCCGCGGCCTCGCCGACGAAGTACGCGTTCACGGTCGACGCGCGCTTGCTGAAGCGGAGCGTGTCGCTCGACATCGGCTTGATCGTCGCGTTGCGGCGGAAGACGCCGTACTGCTCGCGCAGGGTGATCAGCTCGTTGTCGAACTGCTCTGGGACGAGGAAGCCGCCCGCGCTGTTCACGCCCTCGCTGTGGCCCTTGGTGCGGATGAGCGAGAGGCCGTTGTCCTTGCAGAACTGCGCGGACTTCTGGTGGCCCATCGCGGCAAGGCACCACGCGCCGAACTTGTAGGCGCTCTCCTTGCTCTTGAGGTTCTTGACCGAGCCGTAGACGCGGGCCGACTCCCAGACGGGATTGGGCTTCGCGTCGAGATTCGCGTGAACCGCGAACTTCCGCTCGACCACGGCGTCGGCCAGGGTCTTGCGGACGTGCTTGGCGACGGCCTCCTCGGTGACGCCGTCGTTCTCGATCTCGGCCGGAGCGGCCGACTTCACGACGACGTCGAGGCTGTCGGGGTCGACGGCCATGCCGGACTCGTCCACGATCATGTAGTTGTCGAGGATCAGCTTCTTCTGGGCGACGAGGCCCGGCTGTCCCTTGATCTTCGCGGCGCGCTCAAGCGCGGCGGCGAAGTCGCTGGTGTTCATGGTCTTCATGGGAAAACTTCCTGTCAGAAACGACTGGTGCTTTTCCTTACCGAACAAGGCTGCTTGCAGGCGACTCGCCGTAGGCTCTGCCGGACGGATCAGAGAAAGATGCGGCCCTGTGCGCGAGCGATCTCGCGACGAACCACCTCGTCAAGGTTGATCGGCGCGCGCTTCGTCGCGGTTGAGGGCACGCTGACGGTCACGACGGTTCGCCGCGGCGCGTCGACGCCGAACCACCGCTTCGCGGCGACGGGCGACATGATGCCCTTCTTCACCGCGGTGATGAGGGCGTCGGGATTCGCCTGCAACGGCGCGAGGCTCACCTCAAGCAGCTTCCAGCGCGAGTACACGGTGTGCACGCGGTCGCCGTACTTGCGTCGATCGGCGTCGATCGCCTTGCGGACGCCGCCGTCCTCGGGGACGTAGCCGACGCTGACCGCGTTCACGATGCCTTGGCCGACGAGCGCGGCCGCAACCTCCGGGAAGAACTCTCCGTTGTAGCCGTCAGGCCGCTGCGCGAACGTGAAGTCCCCGACGATCGTGGACTCCTTCCGCTTGAGTCCGTTGCATCGGCCCACTGGCTGCGCGTAGTCGTGGTTCCAGAAGAGCGTCGGGTTCTTGTCGAACTCGGTGCTGTTCATTCCCTGCGGGATCAGCACCTCGCCGTCGCGGTCGAGCGTCTCCGCGGTGATGACCGCGGTGAATCCCCTTGCGGTGCCCTTGAGTTCGGCGGTGAGCGCCTTGCGCGTGATGGTGTTCATTGGATTCCTGCCTCCCTGTTCAGTGCGCGGCGCGTCTCCTCGGCGATCGGAGAAGCCTCGATGTCGCGCGCGATCTGCTCCATCTCCGCGTCGAACGCTGGCTGCATCGAGCAGCGGCAGTTCGGATGCAGCGGCGGGCCGTTGACATCCTCGTAGTCGAGCAGCATCTCTTTGTTCTTCCCGTCGTTGTCTGCAACGCCGAACAGGAGATCGCCCTTCTGATAGAACGGCTCATTGAGCGCGATCGGCTTGTCGGCGTATCGCTTCGCGGCCGCCTCGCAGAACTCGCACGGGTCGGGCGCGAGAAGCCAGGTCTTGCCCGTGACCATGCCCGTCGACTGCCACGCCTCGACCTCGGCGGTGCGCGCCGCGCGCGCCGCCTCGGTTCGCGCGACCGTGCGCGCGCGGTTCCATGAACCGTCCTGATCCTTCTGGCTTTCCGCCCACGTCTGCACGCGGTCTGCCAGCTGGTCGACCGTCTCGCCGTTCTCAAGCCCAGTGCCGAGCACCTCGCGAACCTTGACGCTGGTCGTCTCGGTCACTCCCTGCGCGGTCTGCCGGGCGAGGCGGATCGACTCCGTCTCCGCGTACTTCGCGAGGTCTTCGCGCTCAAGGTCGAAGTCGACGTTCGTCGCGACCTTGGCGACGGTGTCGATGCCGATGGTCACGCCAGTCTGGATGGCCTCGCGCAGGTACGGCGCGAGCGCGTCGACCATCGCGCGCTGGTAGTTCCGCGACCGTAGCAGCCGCTCGGCCTGCGCGATGAGTTCGTCGGTCGGACGCTCGGACTTCGCGAGCGCATCGAGCAAGTCCTTCATCTGCTTGTCGAACACCTGCGACACGCCGCGGACCATGTCCTCCTCGGACTGGTTGATCTTTC